GACTAATACTGAGCCTAAGCTGGGCATTTCGTGATGTATATGAAAGTTTATATCACAGGATGAATCTACTTTTTGTTGATGAACTAGTAGATTCGGGCTTAGACGCTTCAGGTATGGAAAGTAGTTTGGCCATACTAAAGAAAATCAGTAGAGATGCCCGAAAGAGTGTATGGCTAGTAAGTCATAGAGACGAGCTGGTCAGTAGAGTTGGTAATATACTGCGTGTAACCAAACAAAATGGTTTCACCACGTATAGCACCGATGTAGAGGTTTGAGGACGAAACATTAAACAATAAACGTTAATAAAATAAAGTAAAAACCACCTCAAAACCTCAACTTTAATATAAGTAAAACAACAGATGCCATCGAAAAGTAAGAACAAAGGAAGTAGTTTCGAACGTGACATAGCCCGACAGTTATCAGAACTGTTTGGCGAAAGTTTCATTCGAGTTACTAACTCTGGTGCTTACATAGGTGGCAAGAATACCACAAGAAAAGACACATTATCACAGGCTCAAATTAGGCACAGCAAAGGCGACATAGTACCAGGACCCAGTTTTGGTCGTATGAACGCTGAAGCAAAAAGTTACGCAGATTTTCCATTTCATCAATTATTCACAGGCTCATGTCGACAATTAGACGGATGGATTGAACAGATGTTAGAGGTAGCTGACGAGGGTGATTTTAACATTCTGTTCATGAAGTTCAATCGCAAAGGCACATACGTAGTAGTACCACATAATCACAACTGGGACCCAACCCTTAGCTCATTTACATATAGATCAAGACAACAAGTCTGGCAAATATTCGATCTAGAACAATTCCTTAAACTTAATCGAGAATCAATCGCGGCCTTGTGCCGTTAACATGCAATAGTGTTTGGTCGGGGCTGCTCGACTCCCATTGAGGCTGTATTCATTTACCGTCAGATCTTGGGCATTGCGAGGTAAGAAACTAACTTTAGGTCTCAAATGGTTACGGCTCTGTGAAAAAGATACAACCGTAGACTCGAATTGTGCTGCTGATCAGTGCAACTAGGGTTCCGTTGACATGCGCGAAGGCTAGAGTGGGGGTACAGGTCAACCGCCTCCTGTTGCAAAACAACTCTACCAGATCAGTGGCTGATGCACTCGGATGAGAGCGTGGTCTTTTTTTCGCCCGGCAACGGGCGAATTATGACTGAATTATCTGGATGAGTGCACTCTTTAAAGTAAAAAAAATATTTCTGAGCGCAAGCGAAAGAAATAGATTTGCGACAGCAAATCTCGATTACCAGAAAGGCATTTTAGATTCTTTGGAAAATTCTAAATTGCTTTTGATAATACCACCAACGATTTCTCTTTCTTGTGCGTTAAGATTCATGGCGTCTGCATATGAAATACTACCTCGCATGTACCAACATAAACGCAATAATTCTTCTTTTATGGCTTTTACATCTTTATCGAAACTTTCAACATAGTTTACGATATCTGCGTTATCAGTGAGATCTAAAAGCCTTTGCCGAAAAAATTTGAGTAATCAAAATTAACTTCGACTTGATATTCTTTAGTGCATTCCTCGCATTGTAGTAGTCGTGGTTTAATTTTAGTTTGTTCGTTGAATAGGTTAAAAGTTTCTTGAAAGTGGTTAATCAAGTCCTTTTCGGCATTGTGATAAAAATCTTTGACATGGCCCATGTCAGTAACACGAGTACCGTCGGGCAATTCTATGTATTCTGTAGCAGAAGCGCACATGTCTATGCCAGCATCAGCTAGTTTTTGTACACTTATAGAAATTAATTTAGCTTTTTCTTCAGGCTCGATAGCAGTATCATTCAGAGTGTTTAGTATTTTAGCTTCTTCAAATTGTATAATATTGCTGCGGTTGACTTGAAAATAAGGTTGTGGGCGTAGTTGTATTTTAAGATCTCTGTAGGTAATTTGCTGATGGTATTCTGGGCAGCGTACTTCTGACAAGATTCCATCTAATCTGACCTCATGGCTGTTGCGAGCTTGACAATGTGGGCATGAACTATCAAAGGTCATCATATTGCCATAGCTGGCTATCCTGATACTGATCAACACAGCATCTACGTCTACACTAGGCATATCCCATGCATTCTTAATTGCTGGACAACAACTTTGAATTACATCTACTATGCCTTGACCGTTCATCAAGGCATCTGGAGTTTTTAGTACTATTTCATCTTTAGCAGTCATAGGAAATACTGCTAATTCCTGATTATCAGGTAACTCTAACGAGCCTTGACCCCACCAACGGCCGCCGCTAGGCAGCTTGAGATATATGGCAGCATGTCTAAAATAACTGGCCAATGGGTTTTTCGAACTGGATTCCATTGAAATTCATCCCATAAATAATATTATATTTATAAACCCAAATAATGGCCACAGCAGATTTAGAACAAAAACTACAAGACCTCATTGATGTTTTGAAAAGAACACAAGGTGTAGGAAGTTCTTCGGGCCCGATGGTATTTAATGCTAATAATGTTAACCAGCTGGTAGCAGACCTTAAGAAATTTAGTAAAACTCTAAACGAGAGTAACTCAGCTACCAACCAATGGATACGGCAAGTCAAAGGTCAGACTACGGAATTTCGTAACTATTCGGAACAAATTAAAGAATTAGACAAGAATTTTTCCGACTTAGCCGCTCAAGCTCGCCAGTCTGGTACTGCTCTAAGCCAAGAAGAACGTAATAGATATCGTGCTGCGCGAGCATCTCTAGTAGAAGAAGCTAGGATTAATAATCGTATTGCAGCATTTGATCTGCTGCAATCGTCGGTAACAAATTTATCTAAGACCTTTTTAACAGGGGCAATATCAACTGCGGGGGATTTTGTAAAAGGGTTACAGTCTAATGCTAGTGCCTTTTCTGTATCGAGTCGTGTATTCACAGGATTGATAGACACCGGAGCAGGTGTTGTGAATACTTTTGGCGGAGCATTGACCGCAGCAGGTGCAGCCGCTACTATGGCCACAAACAAATGGGCCAAAGTCTTGGGGATAGCTGGTGTACTGGCAGGATCTGCGCTGTCATCGTTGGCGTCTGGTGCAAGTAAGTTATTGAAATTTGGCATCGAGGTACTTACAACCGAAGTTGAACAAACCATTGATGCTTTCAGAGCTAGTAGCAGTGCTGGGGCACTATTTGCCAATGGCATGACTGAACTACGAGCATCCGCGGCTGCTGCCGGACTTACTGTTACTCAATTTGCCAAGGTAGTTAGTGAAAATAGTCAGGCACTAGCTTTTTCAGGCAGAGGAGTCAGCGAAGGTGCCAGACAAATAGGACGAGTTGGAACCATATTACGGGACACTGGAATACAAACTGAATTATTAAAATTAGGCTATAGTTTCGAGGAACAAGCAGCAATAACTGCGGAAACCATGGCCAAAATGCAAGGACTGGGTGCCAGGGTAACCGATAAAGAACTAGCTAGTGCCGCAGCAGACTTAGCAAAAAATTATCGACTAATTAGTGCCATAACTGGCGAAGACGCCAGACGAAAAACTGCAGAAATGCGAGCACAGAACGAAATTTTAGCTTTCCAATTAAAAGTCGCCGAAATGAGTCCGCAGCAGCAAGCAATGATTGATCAAGCAATGAGTACTATGACTGAAATGGAAGCTAGAGCCTATAGAAGCATGGTAGTTAATCAGGGAAATATTGTAGATAGAGATGCTGCAATCATGGCTGCAATGAATCCTGCATTTGCAGGAAGAGCTAGAGCACAGTATCAATCTACCATGGCTGGCGAGTTTTCACCACAGCGTATGTTAGAGATACAAGCTGAATATGGGGGTGCTGTTGGTGAAGGAGTTAAGAATCTAGGCGATTTTGCTGTAGCATCCATGCAAACTGGCAAATATACTAATATCGCCAACAGTGCTCTAGTAGATCTAAGAAAATCTGGTGTGATTACATCTGAGGCGTTGAACGCTGCACAAAAAGGTGTCGAAGGGCAAATGAAAGCCAACGACGGGTTAACCACTGGGGTTATTGCTGCAACCAAGGCCATACAAGATTTCAGAATAGCACTGCAAGAAGCACTGCTACCATACATGACACAATATGCTCAGGTAACTACAGCATTATTGGCAGAAATACAAAAAATGGCCCAAGCGTCGGGTATTAATATACCCACTGCTACCCCACCTGGGGGAGGTAAAGGCACTGGTGCTAGGGAAATGGGCCTAGGAGAAATGATTGGGCGTGGGGCTATTACAGCACTGGGATTTGGACTAGGGTTGATACCTGGTGTAGGCACTATAGGAAGACTAGCCGGCGGGCTATTAGGCGCTGCCACTGGTTTTGATCTAGGCGATTATATTTTTGGAAAACGTGCATACGGCGGTCCTGTAATTCCTAACAAACCATACCTAGTAGGTGAACAAGGGCCTGAGCTGTTTAGACCGGGTGCAGCCGGTGACATAGTGTCAAACAACCAACTACGTTCAGCGTCAAGCAAAACAGACATGTTGTTAGCTGAACTCAAGCAAATCATGCAAGAACAAGCAGCACTAACCAAACAAATAATTGAAACTCACCAGGACGGTACCGAAGTCATGCGTGACATGCGTAACATAAATCAACAAATGTTGAACAACCAATACTAACCATAAATATACTACTGGTGAGAATACACAATGTCTTGGAAAAAATACTTTAAATCTGCCAATGCCAACATGCTGAGTCCGCTGGGCAACGGCATGGCTGACTCATCAACAGGTACTCCTAGTTATAGAAACTATCAAAGCAACTTACCAGAGCTTTATACCGGACATCCAAATCGCATTGAGCGATACAATCAGTACGAACAAATGGACATGGACAGCGAAGTCAATGCTGCCCTAGACATCTTAGCAGAGTTCAGCAGTCAACCAGATTCAGTAACCAATTTGCCATTTGATATACATTACAACGACAAGCCCACTGATACTGAAGTAGAAATCGTTAAAGAACAACTGCAACAATGGATTGGTTTGAACGAATTAGATCGTAGAATATTTAAAATTGTACGCAATACACTAAAATACGGTGACCAAATCTTTATTAGAGACCCAGAAACTTTTAAAATGTATTGGGTTGAAATGAGCAAGGTTACCAAAGTTATTGTCAACGAAAGCAAAGGCAAGGAACCTGAGCAGTATGTGGTCAAAGAAATACAGCCCAATTTGCAAAATCTCACAATGACTGTGGTTAGCACCAGTGATACTTTTATTAATCACCCACAAGTTGGCGGACCAAATGGTGCATACATACAACCAAATGCTCCTTTTACCGGCGGTAGCAGATTCCAGCACAGTCAAAATGAACTAGCAGTAGCAGCAGAGCACGTGGTTCATTTGAGTCTAACTGAAGGACTAGATATATTTTGGCCCTTTGGTAACAGTGTCTTAGAAAACATTTTTAAAGTTTTTAAACAAAAAGAACTGTTAGAAGATGCCATTATTATCTATCGTGTGCAGCGAGCACCAGAGCGTAGAATCTTCAAAATTGACGTAGGTAACATGCCAAACCACATGGCCATGGCTTTTGTAGAACGCATCAAGAATGAAATTCACCAGCGACGTATTCCTACCAGCACTGGTGGTGGGGTTAGTATGATGGATGCTACCTATAACCCCATGAGCACCAACGAAGATTACTTCTTTCCACAAACAGCCGACGGGCGTGGATCCAGTGTTGATGTGCTACAAGGTGGACAAAATCTAGGCGAAATCACGGATCTGAGATTTTTCACCAATAAACTATTCCGTGGTCTACGTATTCCTAGTAGTTATTTGCCCACTGGTGTTGATGATGGCACACAAAATTACAACGATGGTAGAGTTGGTACAGCATTAATTCAAGAATGGCGATTTAATCGTTACTGTATACGCTTACAGAACATGATCATGCGAGCCTTAGACAAAGAATTTAAATTGTTTTTGCGTTGGCGTGGTATCAACATCGATGGACAACTGTTTGATCTCAAGCTAAACGAACCACAAAATTTTGCACAGCATCGTCAAGTTGAGGTTGATGCAGCTAGAATAAACACCTTTGGACAGTTAGAGCAAGTGGCTTACTTTAGTAAACGTTTCTTAATGAAACGATATTTAGGCCTAACTGAAGAAGAAATGCGCGAGAATGAAGAAATGTGGTTGCAGGAGCAAGGCGAGAAGCCCGAAGGTGACGGCCCCGATGTTGGTTTACGCAGTGTAGGAATCACTCCGGGTGGTATAGCTGGTGATCTTGAAACCATGGATCAACTTGACGCTGGCCAGGCAGGTGCTGAACCTGGTGCTGAAGCCGGCTTGCCTGGTGCTGGCGGTGCACCGGCCGCGATCCCAGGTAGCGCAGTTCCGGCAGCAGGTGCAGCTACACCCACTACGGCATAAATATTTTTATGCACATCGCCGACATTTTTGAGGACATTCCTCCTGCCTATCGCAACGAAAAGCAAGACAACTCTGTGAAAAAAGTTGGCGAACTTCGCAAGACTAGACTAACACTAGCACAGATCAAACGTCTAAGAATGATGAATGATCTCAAGAACTTTGAAAAAGAAAAAAAGATTCAAAGTCTATCAAAACAATATAAACCTGCGGCAGAAGCCGGTGCGGTACCTGGTTTATAATCAAAATCCTTCAAAAAACCACCATATAAAGCATAATATTACGATATTATGTAAATATCAATATAGTTGTACATAATTTAATAGGAGCCCCTAGAATGAGCAAATATGAGCAATTGATAGAATTCATTATCAATGAGCAGGACGATAAAGCCCGCGAACTCTTTCATCAGATCGTTGTTGAGAAGAGCCGCGAGATTTATGAGAATCTCATTGACGAAACCGACATCGAAGAACCAGTATCAGACATCGCTGATGATATTCAAGCCGACGAAGAAGGTGTAGTTGAAGCCGACGACGAAATGGACATGGAACCAGCCATAGGCGGTGATGACATGGAAATGGACGCTGACATGGATGACATGGGCGGCGAAGAAGGCGACATGGATGACATGGGCGGCGAAGAAGGCGGTCTAGAAGATCGTGTTATGGACCTCGAAGCAGCATTAGATGAGCTAAAAGCAGAATTTGATGCATTGATGAGCGACGAAATGGAAGAGCCAGAGCATGCCGACATGGCGATGCCAGGCGAGGAGCCCAAAGAAGAAGCTGTTGATCCCAGCATGGTACGTGAGTATGTAGATAAAGTTGCTGCTCCTGCCAATCAAGAAGGTCACACTGTGGGTACAGGTTCTAGCGATAAGCCAAGCACTAACGCTAAAAGCATTGTAGCTGGTAAAAACGACATGGGCGGCAGTGCTGCTAACATCGTTAAAGGTGGTGCAGAGCAAGCTGCTGATGGTAAGCCAACACCGAAACCTAATAATCAGTACACAAAAGGCCAAGGTAATCTGCCACACGCTGGAAGTTTTGAAAATGTTCCTGGCGCGAAGACCAAAGGTTATACCAACAAGGCTGGCGCAAGCAAGCCTGAGGGTGCTACAACCGGCGGCAGCGCACCGGTTCAAAAGCACAGTATTGTAGCAAAATAATATGACCACATACCTACGAGAAGATCTTACATTCGACCATGCTAAAATGCAGGTCGAATCTGTAAACCGCACCGATGGTAGCGGGGGCAAAGATCTTTACATGAAAGGTATATTCATCGAGGGCGGGGTAAAGAACGCTAACCAGCGTGTTTACCCTGTTAACGAAATTGCCAAAGCTGTAAACGCCATTAATGAACAAATTAAAGGCGGATACAGCGTACTTGGTGAAGTAGATCATCCCGATGATCTAAAAATCAATTTAGATCGCGTTTGTCACATGATTGAACAGATGTGGATGGATGGTCCAGCCGGTCATGGGAAATTAAAGATTCTGCCCACTCCAATGGGTCAGTTAGTTCGCACCATGTTAGAAAGTGGTGTGAAATTGGGAGTTTCAAGTCGCGGAAGCGGCAATGTTAGCGAATCCACTGGGCACGTCAGTGAATTTGAAATTGTAACCGTAGACATAGTGGCACAACCTAGTGCCCCACATGCCTATCCTAAGGCCATTTACGAAGGTTTAATCAACATGCGTCATGGTCATAAGGTGCTAGAAATAGCCGGTGAAGCAAAAGAAAATCAAAAAGTGCAGAAGTATTTGAAAGAGCAGGTTGTACGCTTGATCAAGGACTTAAAAATCTAAGGAGAAACCGCAATGTTTGACGCTTTAAAACCATTGCTAGACAGCGGTATCATTAACGAAGATACTAAAGCAGCCATTAATGAAGCTTGGGAAATCAAGCTAAATGAAGCTCGTGAGCAAATCCGTTCCGAGATTCGTGAAGAAATGGCTGGTCGTTATGAGCATGATAAGCAAGTAATGGTAGAAGCACTAGACAAGATGGTTACCGAAAGTCTCGCCAAAGAAATTGAAGAATTTGTAGGTGAGAAACAAGCAATGGTCGAAGATCGTGTGAAACTAAAAAATCACATGGTTGAGAGCGCTGGTCGTTTCAATGATTTCATGGTTACAAAACTAGCTGAAGAAATCAAAGAACTACGCAGCGACCGTGCTGTACAGAAAGAGAATTATCAACGTCTCGAAAAATTTATTGTTCGTGCGTTGGCTGAAGAAATTCGCGAATTCTCTCAAGACAAAAAAGCAGTTGTTGAGACTAAAGTACGTTTGGTTGCAGAAGCCAAAGCTAAACTTGAGTCACTACAAAAGCGTTTTGTTGAAAACAGTGCGAAACTTGTGAAAGAGTCGGG